CTTATTGTTGTCATGACATAGCTGCACCATTTCTTTTTGTTTTGGGTACAGCTTAATAGGTATCAGACCCTCATCGACGTTGACGATCTTGACGTATCGCTCAATGAAATAGATTGGATCGGCTTCGCATTTACCAAACTCTACGACTTGCTTCTCAGTCAGACCAATCTGTTGTCCACTCTTACGCAGCTTGGCGTTGGCAAGATACTTGGAGATTGACTTATCTACAGTAATCTCACTCATTAGTCTTCTCGCATATCCTCATGCTCGATGACTTTATGACTCTTACCCTTGAGCATATCTAATAGTTCTGCGTTGGTGCCTACGAATACAGCATTGGCAATGCTGACGTTCTTTGGTCCTGTCTGGCCTGTTATTTCAGCCAGCTTGACTTTCTTTTCCTGTAATGCCAATAGTTGTTGTGAAGTTTCTGCCTGTCTCTGTAATAGTTGGCCTAATACTTCGAAGTTACGTGCTGTGGGTGATTCGTCAATCATATGGTTCATCTTGTCAATGGCTCGTGCTGTGCTTTCAATTACATCGTATAGATTTTCACGAGCATATTGTGTGTCATTAGGTAATGAATTGACGATATCAGTCTTGCATACATGTGAGATGCCCATACGTGGGATTGCAAACATTGGTTGATTACAGTGTGGACAATTGGCAGAACTGTTCACGTTGGCATACACAGTTATATTGTTGCGAGTGGTGGTCAGAGTCGTGGTGGTGGCTAAGGTCGCGTTTGCCATCTCTTTTTCAAAATCCACATGCAACCCCAACGCATCAGCGAGTGTATCCTGATGCATCTTTGGAAATTCTATGATGTTATTTGAGTCCATGTATTATCCGAATATGTTTGGCGTTTCTGTAATCTGTGTCAGGAATCCATAATCATCACCGATATTGGCATCTGATGGGATTGGTGTGACCACGATAGAAACAAGATTGGTTGTGACTGGTACAGAGACTACGTTCCATGATGCGGCTGAGATTGCGCCCTTAACGTTGGAGTTGGCTGCGAATGCACCCTGCACATTGGTGACTATAAGTGTATTGGATGTGTAGTTGACCACTGTGCCTGTTGCTGTGGCTTCTGGAAGTGTGACGCCCTGATAGACAGTTTCGCCAGTTGTATAGGTCAATAGGCCATCGTCAGTTAGATTCAACTGCACGTTACTTGGAGTTAAACCAACGCCAGATTCATAATTAAGTATGTTGGCTGTAACAGTTCTGATGATGCCGCCTGTGCTGATAGGACCATAGAAATTCACCAGCACTGTGAAATCTAGTGTCCATATGACGGCTCGCATCGTTTCTTTGGCCGCACCCTCGTATTTGTTTTCCCATGACACAGAGTTGAGCGTCAGTGGGATATTCTGTGTGAGATTCATGGCATCCACAGCATCTATAGTCTGTGTATAGTCTGGTGTGAACCACGGCATGATCTGCTCGACTATCTGTGTACCATCTTCGATGTTACGAACGAATATGGATAGAGAGAACTTCAAGCGATATGGTACACCCACGTATTGTGTGGATACACCGTGGTTATTGACTTCACTCTTGAGATAGTTCTGTAATAGGGATTGGAGTTTACGTTCAGAGTCGTATTCTACTCCAATCAATGAGAATGATATGGTAGGAAGGTTAAGATCGGCAGCGGCTGGTAGCTCTGGCTGTGCAGCTATACGTACCCAAAAGTCTTCCTTGCCGCCGTATACTAATGGGACAGTCTGACGACTAATCTCATTGCGTGATACGTCATTGGCGTACTTGACCAACACAAGGTCTTTGAATAGGTTGCCGAAAGCAACAACAGAGCGCCTTATCGTTTGATAATAAAAATGTTGACCATTTAGCATAATGAAATCAGTTTAACTATTAGAACTTACTGTAAGTGATGCCATACAGTGAGATGTTAGTTAGGTTTGAACCGGCAGCGGTAGGCTCTACGTTAATGAACTGTACTGCGCCGTTGGTCTGAATGACAATCTTACCCATGACCACATTGCCTGTGGTTGATGTACCAGACAGGTTAGCGCACATGACGCCCACATGAACCTGTGCTGTTGGTGCTGGTAGACCATTGGCAATATTGCGAGCATAACCAGCAATGTTAGCAACAGTTACGTTACCGGCAGTATTAGAAATCAATCCTCTCAAATGCACGATACCAAATGGATCAACCCAAAAGCCTGCGGTATCGATGTTGGTGGCTGTACCAATAAAGTTATTTGGTGGTGTTCCGCTATTTGCAGTGATTGCGGTCCATACTGGAACTGCATTGTTGATAGAGAATGCGATGTTACCTTGTCCTGTACCATTGGCGGTTGCATTGACGTTGATCGTGGATGTGTTGTTGAAATTGACGTTTGAGTTACCGACGATCAACGAACCATTAGCTAGAATATCGACTTGGAAGTTGTTGACCAAGCTTGCAATGGCGGTGGCGTTGGCAGTCCATGCAACGTCTGTGCCTGTGCCATTGGCTGTGGTGGCAACGTTCATCGTTGCCGTGTTGTTGAAATTCAACTGAGAGACATTTACCGTAGTGACCACACCATTGGCCGCAATGTTGGTCAAGCCACTGTTAGCCATGTTTGCTGCGCCTAGGCCCACGTTTGATGCAACAATGATTGGTGTGTTAGCTGGACTTCCAACGTATAGAGTATTGGCTACAAAACTAAATCCTAATTCACCATTAGCTAGAGTCGTAGGAGCAGCCAGTGTGCTAGAACGCTTGATTTGAATTGTAGTAAACGTATTGCTGGTCATTCCCTATACTCCTAAAATTATCGTTGTGGTTCGCCAAATGGGTTAGTTTCACTGAAATTAAGAATCCCACTGGCTTCTTCTGATATATCCTCATTGTTATCCAGAAGATTGCCCACATCATCACGAGTGTTATCACTATTTAGCGTCCATCTTGCTAGGCTCTGACTGCCATTAATGATTCGATTGACTAGGAAATCGCCCTTGATTGTTGCTAATTCCAGAGTTTGTGATGGTAGATTCCATGCCACAACTTCGGCTGTTGCCGTGACATTTCCTGTCGTCTGTTCGTTGTCTGTCTGGTAGACCTGTTCACCAATGATGTAGGAACCACTTTCCGTCATTCCCTCAGTAATATCGAAATCACCACCAGATATGGTATTGCCTGATGTAGATGAGAAGTCTGCGCCGTTTAATAGACCACCGGCAATGTCTGTGAATGATCCACCAGTGATGTTGCCGTACACCGGACCCATGGTGAAATTGTATGATGTGATCAAACGTTCTCTTACAGTTTCATCAATATCCAAATTACCAGTATCAACCTTTTCTTGTGCGAAGTTCCACTTCTCACAGATCATTGAATAACCGTAGATGCCATTTTCACCGAAGGTGTAGAAGAAGTGTTCTTCATCGACGTATTTGATTTCAAAGAACGCCTTGAAGTTGCTCATCCATAGAATGTCACCTTCGCGTGGCCTGATCAGTGTGTTGGGTACGTTCTTACGGAATGCACGGCGTGTGCAGATGAACTTGGCCTGCTTCTTGATTTCAAGACCGAACTTGCTGAATAGTTCGCCACCTTCGAATTCGTCTACAGACTGCACATACACTTCTAGTGGATATGCTTCAGTGAACTTACGAGTTGGATCATCACCAAACAGAGGATCGAAGTTGGATAGTGAACTGCGTGGTAGGTAATAGGTATCGATACCATAGTTCTGTACTACCTCATTGATCAAATCGTCCATGAGACGTTGATCAGCAACATCGTGATAATGATCGAAGAAATGATTCGTTGGCATGGGTTTATCCCATTAGGAACGCTGGTGGTTCCTCATATCGTTCGTGTAATTCTAGTTCTAAGTCTGTTCTCCACTTGACAGCAGAATCGTAGATTTCCTGACCATTACTGACCACACCACCGGGAAGAGTGACGTTCTTATACTTGGTCAGATTGGTGCCCCACTGTTCCTTGATTAAACATGTGGTGTATTTCTTTAGCCAGTTGTCATTCCAAAAGAATTGATTGCTTTCTGGTAGAACCCTGAATACCTCAACGACGATCTTGGTTCCTAGAACCACCATGGCATCCCACTTCATATCAATGAATAGCTTACCTTCATGACGGTTGAATCTGATAGGTGGCTCGCCAATCAATACCATTTCAAGTGTGCGTAAGTGTTGCTGTGCCAATTCATAGTAGACGTAATCGGCTGATGTGAAGTCATACAGTTCATTCAGACGAATCTGATAGGCCACATCGAAGATGTTAAAGTTACCAGCCGTGCCACCATTGACCGCTGATAGGATAGGAAACACACGAGAGACGCCAATGATATCGCTAGGGATAGGAAAGCAATGGTATGCGTCGGTATTGGCTGGATTTAACGTGTTGGCATCAACAGTGACGTTGTAGTAAGAAATCGTGGTAGCGTCCATGTGATACTGTTGGAACAGGGAAATGGCTTCGTCCACACGATCATCGATCTGGTCATCATCTAGATTTAGATTGATGACAGGAAATCCTAGTTTCCTTTTGGCGTAATCCTTAAGACTTTCTCTATCGTGTGGGATTGCCATCTATTAAGAACCTATGATTGTTACAATCAATCCGTTAGCCGCATTACCAACATTCGCTAATTGAATTGCAACCAATCCATCATCAGTAAATGCGCCATTGGCAATTGTGTATGCAATGTTGGCACCAACCGACGTATTCGCATTCTGATTCATTCTTAGCCCACCAGCGGTCAATCTGGCGGTACCATTCATGAAAATTTGAATGTTGCAGGAGTTTGCATCACCCTGAGTAAACGCAGCATTACCCACAGACGCATTACCCAATGACGCTCTAACGTCAGTCATTGTGAATGCTCTTGGTGATCTGAAATAGGCAACATTCGCTGGCAACGTATATGTGGCCTGTAGGTTGGATACTAGATCAGAGCAAGCAACCTGAATGATTACACCGGGAACAGTAGTGGTGAATCCGACGTTAACGTTACCATCACCAACCGGAGTTACATTTACAGTAACAGAGGATGTGTTGATGAAATTCAGAGTCTGTGCTGTGGCACGTACACCAGAATTGGCACGAACATCTACGGTGTTACTACCAAGATTCGCAGCATCATATACCGTTCCAAATTTAGTTGTAAGGTTTACGTTTGCTGGACCTACAACTTGATCAAATGTAATAAATTGCTTAGTCATATATTAGCCTGTTCCTACGATGTAAACGACCAATCCTGTTCCAGTCGTTGCTGGTGTGGTACCAACAGCATTGATATCAAATATAATAAGATCGCCGTCGTTGATGATGTTGTGACCACTTGCAGTATCAATTACAACTGGAGTGCCGTTAGGTGCATTACCCCATCCGACTGTGGTCATACAGCCTTGGTGAACGTTGATATTGGCCGTTGTGGTAAGAGACTGTCCACCGGTCATGGTGGCTATGTTGCCTGTGCCAATGGTTGTACCCATGTTTCTTGCTTGCACACTAACAACACCACTCAAACTGATATTAGATAGCGATGCTCTAATATCTGTAACAGTGAAAGTCTTTGGTGACCTGATGTATCCTTTTCCTGCACCCGCAGTCAGTGGTGTTACCAAGTCAGATACCGATGCAATCAACAAAACCTGTGAATCGAAGGATACGTTGGCAATACCATTACCCTGATCGGTAACGTGAACAAGTGTGGATACTGTGTTAATGAAGTTTAGTTTCTTAGCATTCAACGTACCCGCACTGTTGGCCTGTACCGATACCGTGTTAGCGGCTGAGTTTGCGGTATCGTATGTGGTAGTGATGGTATTCTTTACATCCAATCCATTGATGGTAAGCGAACCATTGGTAATTTGAGCAGTGTTGTTTGCTTTGAAGAATTCAAAATCAGTATCACCACCTAATGATCCACCATCATTAAACTGAACAGTGGTTGTGGCACCACCGGGTGTACCAATGACGGACTGCGCGATAGACGTAGAGAAGATACGAGCATCAATCGCATCATTCAATTCACAACCAGACGTAAAGGTAATTTGATTAATATAACCACCACCATTAGCACCGACGCTGTAGTGGGTACCCGGAATCTGTAAGACTCCGTTGCGGGTGACAATTACGTATGCCGCGCTGGATATATTGGCAGTGATAAGAGCAGAAGAAACATCGAATACAGTTTGACCAGCGGTGGCTAATGTAGTGTAATCGTATATGGTGCCAGAGCCAGACTGCACAGAACTTGTATTGACAGAGAATGCAACGTTGACTTGGCCTGTTCCATTGGCTGTCGCGCTAACATTAATGGTTGATGTGTTGTTGAAATTTATGTTAGCAATGTTGGCAAGAACAACCGTACCATTGGCATAGACCATATGTGAGTTGGCTTTGCTATAGATCGTGGCTAGATTAGAAGCGAGGTTGGTGCCGTTTAAATTAAAGACGCCGTTGACATTTGTAGCATTTGTTGCAGCGTTATAGGTCAGGTTGGCTGTGCCACCGAAAGAACCATTGTTGTTGTACTGGATGTGGGTATTTGAACCCTGTGGCTGTCCTGCGACAGCGACACCAATATCGAATGTGACGTTGGCATTCTGACCCTGACCGGCTGTAACGAATACCTTAAGGTTGGCACTGTTGACGAAATTGATCTGGTTAGCTAGACGAACTGAGCCGTTATTAGCTGACACTGTGACTGTATTAGCGGCGTTGGCACCTAGGTTGGCAGCAGCACTTACGTTAGCTAATAGAACGTCTAATGTCGTATTAGACTGGTCTCTGACCTGTTGGAGAAAGATAATATTTTCAGTCATGGTGTTCTCTTATAATTGATATACTATTTAGGTTATGGGTTCGTCCAATATGCATAGATTGTTTCCCCACCAAAACATGGATTGGTGAACGTCAATGTGCCGTTGGCGGTGGTATAATGAAGTTGTGGGACTTCTATTAAACCATTTCGTGATACAAGTGCTGGCGCGTTACTGGATGGAACAGCGAACACGCTTTGATCGGTGTTTCCCATCACTGTCCAATGTAATGGAGCAATCACTACAGGTAGACTGCCAGAGCCAGTGATCGGCTTTCCGTTGACCGTTAGTGTGCCACCAATAGCCACATTCTGACCCACCGTTAGGTTACCGGCCACGTTAGCTAGTCCCCCGACTGTAAGACCGGCTGAGACTGTTGAACTGATTCCTGCTGCTACGTTTGCCATGATGTTCCCTTATGTTGACTTGAATGCCATGATGATTGCTGACCATGGTGCGGTGTTGAATGAACTGGTCCAATCGGAAATTAATGTTCCAGCGTTAGATGATGAAATTATATAGTTCGATATCAGACGAATGTTGCCTGTTGATGTACCGCTGGCTTCGTTTTGAATCCAAAGAGGTTGCCACGTAGGACCACCATGTGACGACGCTGGATATGGAGAAGCGTTGAATGAGAACTGGTTTGCCTGTGATCCACTGGCAGCAGCGATGATGAATGTATTCTGTTGCGACCAACCACTCATGAACACATTAGGCTTGTTATTGCCGACGTTATCACCCGATGCTGTATTGGTTGAGAAGTAATCAGTTGTGACGACGTTGGAGTTGGCTAGGTTAGATACTTCAATTCCATAGAACATTGTTCTAATATTGGCGATATTGGCATCATTGCTTCTTACGAATATCTTCACGGTGCCTTGTGCGCCGCCTAATTCTGCTGTACCAAATTTATTTGATTTGTGAACCTGTACCGAACCTCTCTTTGCGCTACCAGCAGCACTACCCCATGTACTCTTGGTGCCTTGTGTGGCATAACCATTGACCAGAGTGTTATCGGAAACAATTGTGTTGTCGTTATTACCATTGAGCATCATGTGGTGGGTAACAACAATAATTGTACTTCCAGCATTGATAGTCATGGTCATAGTGTCTTGGTTGCTCGTGGCATTATCCAGCTTAAATGCAATAGTATTCTGAAGTACGGCAGGAATATTAGAACCCGGTCCTCTACCAAAATTGTATGAATTGATTAGCATAATTATTAACCTAGTTTTGAGTACACGACTGTACTGTTAGAAGAGATATTCAAATTCGCATTGGTGGTGTTCGCTGCACCGAACTGAATGTTGATGTTTCCGGTAGCTGTAATATTAATGACGCCAGCTAAAATCAAATAATCAGTATTGTTCGTAGAGTTGGCAATGTTACCAGCCGTGTTTGGAATAATTGCGGTTTGAGCACCAGTAGAAACCAGATTTGGCATTACGGTGACACCATTTGCTCTGCCCTGTGCGGTGTACTTAATATTACCAATGGTTGCTGATCCTGCAAATCCAACATTCATTCCAAGATTGGCTGCGTTGGTTGTTTTGATGTTCCCACCAAAGCTAATAAATGCCCATATTTCATAGAGACCAGTTTCATTAAAGGTCACTGAAAGAACATTTGTCGCCGCCATGGTTAGGGTAGTCTGTATGTTTGCAGTCAGGTTGTTAGTCAGAATGCTCGTGACACGAGATTCTGTGTTGGTTGGTTTGCTGGCAGGAGCAAGTAATGTTGAACTTACATTTAAAACACCAGTAACGTTTGAATCTAATAATTTTGCCATGGTCTATTTAACCTTCTACGAATAACTTTGCTACTAATGCCGCATTTGCGCCATATAGTTGTGTTCTTGGAAATGCGGATACTTCATCCAGTTCACCGACTACAATACCGTTGTTTGAAAATATTCGCATTGTGGGTGGATATAATTGTCCAAATGCCGCTACCATAGTTAGGTGATCTTCATCTACGGCTGCGGTCCATTTGCAAGAATCTCCTACACCAGTAGTTTCATTCTTATGTGCAAGCTTAAGAAGAAGAGTTGATCCCTGTGCAAAGGTACCGTCCTGCGTCCAACCGTTTCCACCAGACAGGGTATCGGAATTGTTGGCAGCAGAATCTTGAACAACGCATTGGAATATACAAGGGACGTTTGTTGTTACAACACCCATTAATGAGTTGACGCCATTTGCTCCTGTTCCGGGGCTAACTTGCCAATTGATACTGTTGGA